TGCCAAATGACTCAAAACTCTTAACCGTAGGATTGATGCCACGGGCAACCAAGATGTTGAAACCGCCCACCACTTCTTGCAGCGAGAATGGCGTCTTGGATGCGAATTGCCGCAGTATCTCAAACTGCTTATTAGCCGCCTCTTGCGACCCGGTAAATGTAACTAGGCTGGCTTGTAGTTGCTGGAATGAAGCATTGATGTCCACAATGCCTTTAATGGCAGCGCCACCAATAACACCAGCAATAGCCCCTTGAACGCTAAATACCGCAGACCGCAGCCCGCTAAGTGAACGTGATACGCTATTAAAGGCTGCTTTGGTTTGGTCAACCGCACCAATCTTAATCTGTACGTCTTTACCAGCCATCGCGTTCTCACTCTTTAGTTTCGGCGCGTAACTGGTAGAACGCAGCCCATTCGTTCAGTTCAGTAACGCTAATTTCCTCAATTTCCTCGATGGTTTTGTGTAGTCGGTCAGCCAAGGCAATGAGGTTCATCCTCATACTGTCCGACTTTAGTCGTTTCCCAACGACTCCACCGATTCAACCGTGCTAAACATCTCACCAGCAACACGGCTGACCAAAGTGATTGATTCGCGCATCAGAAAGGGTTTGTCCTCTAGGGTGAACAACTTCTCGCCCTCTTTGGATTCGGCTTTCATGATAATCAAATCAATCATGGCATCAACTGTCGGGTTGTTGAGAAAGCCGGGATATTTGCGTTGTAACTTGGATACGTCGGCTGCGGTCAGCATACCCACATAAACAATTAACGGCGCATCATCCTCGCCCCACTCAACAACCTCTATCTGCTTGCGATTCGCTTGCCGCTTCTCAGCGATGCGTTTACCTAGACTCATTAGACGGTCGTAGTGGTCAACGCACCAGTACCTTGCACGCTGATGCTGGACTCAACCAAACCATCATACGAACCAGTTACCGATTTGCTGGTCACGATAGCCGTGCCCGACAGATAGGTGTCGCCGCTGGTATCGCCTTCGGGATAAACCGCAAAGGTAATGCTGCTGCCAACAGTCATGGCGGCTTGACCATCGGTGTCAGTCTCATCCCACAGAACCGACAGGTCGCCAGTAAAGTTAGTGAGGCTTGGCAGATAAGTGCGTGCGCTATCGCCCATCGAGGTATCTTCGATGGTGTCAGCAGTTTCGGTGATGGTGAACGAACGAATCTCGGCAACGGCGTTAGCGCCGACCTTGACCGTTCCCTCTGAACCCTTATGTGTAGCCATTTGTGACTCTCCTTTTCAACAAGCAGATTTTACCGCGTTACACGGCAGTTTCAACATCATTTTCCACAGTCATGTACGTTACCCGGACTGTGAACCGACCAACCGAAAATGGCTTCTCGCCCTCGCCGCTAAAGTCGGCTTCAAAGTCAACCACCTCGGTATCTTTTGCATACCCACCGCGCGTAACGTCGGTAGCCAATGCTTCCTCGACTTCGACAGCGATGGTGTCTAGGGCGTCATCCGTGCCCTGCACATAAGCCTCAACCATAACGTCAAGCACCCGCATCTGCGTGCGTGGCATGGTCATGGTCTGCATTTCACTTGTTTCGGATTTGGTGTAGACGCAAAGCCCCGGCAACTTGCCTGTTTCCAATGGGTAGATGCGCGTCTTGTACACCCGGCTGGCGGTCGTGGTCAGACCCGTAACCGTGGTCACGATATTGTCGCGGATTAGTTTGCGAACGTGACTCATTGTTTCTCAAGCGCCACTAGGGTTATGCCTGTGCCATCGTCTTGCACGATGCGGCTGAGATAGGTTACACCGCCAACCACAAAGGTATCGCCCTCTGTGCAGTTCGGCACATCAGCCGTTCGCACCGTCAGGCGCGGTTGTTGTACGGCAAAGCCAACTTCGCCGCCAGCATCGACCTCAACATACTGGTTATCAAAGATGCCTGTAATGGTCGCTGCGCTGCCGTTTTGGACGGTGTAGGTAATAGACACCCCAAAGTCAGCAAGCATCGCTGCGCGGTCATCTGCGCTTTCTACCGCCATTTAGAACACCTTGCGCGGTCTGCCGCGACGAACTACCTTTTCCTCTGACACTTCCAAGCCAACCGAACGGTCAACCATCTTGGATTCGTCGTAGGGCTTAATTCTGCCGTATGCCATCAGTTCCCGCGCTTCGTCTGCACTCAGTTCAACCACATCGCCAATGGTCGCATTGCCGTGGCTGGTTCTAGTGTTTTTTGTGATTTCGTATTTCATAGGAAAAAGGGGAGAGATGTTGCCACCCCTCCCCTAGTTTGCTTACGCGCCGTCGTTGTTAAAGGCGAACGATACGGCGTGGCGAACCGCCACATCGACCGATTGCAGGGCAACAACGCGAACCGTACCCGCGCTAGAGGCGGTGTAGGGGTCAACGATGATGTCCAAGCCGCCGAACATACCAATCAACAGGTCGGCAAAGTTACCAAAGTACAAGTCACCAGCGGTCACTTGGTTGGAAACAATGGCGCGATACCCGTTCATCGTGCCGTCAGGGGCAACCACGAATTGACCCGAACCCGAGTCTTTGGTGGTGGTCTTCAGCGCACCGTACATCCCGGCTGGCAAGATGTAGGCGAGGTTACCACGCAGGGCATTGTCCTCGGCAACCGCAGTCTCCATAGCCACCACTTCAGCAAAAGTGGGGTTAGCAGCCGCAAAGTTGGTCGGGGTGTTGATGCCGCTGGTGTTCTTCACGCCAGTAGGTTGACCGCTAGAACCGCTACCAGCCAAAGCACCCAAGTCGATGGCAAGGGCAATCGAATCAGACAGGTCTTGGCGAACCAAAGCCTCGATATCGAGAGACGTTTGCATCATCATTAGGCGGCTGATGTCGGTGAACGCGCCCACAGTCTTGGGCGACATCGTGACCGAACCCGTGACCATTTCGCTTTCGCTAGTAGCCGTGCCTTCAGTAACCCAACCGCCAGCAGAGGCAGAGGTTTTCTTCGGGATTTTCACCGTGCCCGACAGACCCGTCAGCATGGTTGCCCCGGCTTGCATTACGCTAGAGGCGTTACGCAAAGCATCGATGAAGTCGCCGGGACGAAAGTTCTGCGCCACCAAGCCAGCATCGTCGCTGGTGTTGATGTCACGCTTGTTCCATTGGGCGAGGATTTCGCCGGGAACCATCACGCCTTGGGCGGCTTGACCATACTGGCGCTGGGCGGCTTCGGAACACTCAAGTTCAAAAGCGGCGGCACGCTGGGCATTGCGGTCGGTGGGGTTAGCCAAAGCATTGATAGCACGCAAAATGCTATAACGCTTGACTTCGGGCTTGGTCATGCCGATGTCGGCTTGAACCGGGGCGTCATATTGACGCGCTTGCTGGTCTTCGACCTGCACTTTGACTTCTTCCATTTTGATTTCCTTTTCGGGTGCGGCTTCAGCACGTTCGGCTTCCACCACGGTTTCGATTTGAGGCGTTTCGACCTCGATGGCTTCAGAGATGACCGCATCCATCGAACGACCCACGCCAACAGACGTATCGGCAGGTATCGAAACAATAGAGGCTTCCATCGGTCGCCAACTGACTGCACGGTAGGTGCGCCCATCTTTGTCTTTCGTCATCTTGTCGATGCGATAACCGATAGACACATTGCCGCGTATCCCGTCAGCGACATCACCATAAACCTCATTCGCCAGCGCACCTTTTCCAAAGCGCACCGTCGCACGCAACCTGCGTGCCGAGCCATCGAGGTCTACGGATTCGATTACGCCAATTTGCTGCGTAGGGTCATGGTCTAGCAACAACGGCGCACGACCCGAGTTCAAGAAACTCAGGTCAATTGATTGGTTAGAGTGGTCAAGCACCTCTAGCCCGAACGACCGTTCCACGGGTTGTTCAGACGAAATCGCCATTTGCACACGGCGTTCATCGACCACTTGTGCGTCCATAGAATCGGCGCGATGCACCAATTCCACGGCGCGGCGTTCCTCGGTTTCCACCGCAACTTCCGCTTCGACCACTTCCTCGTCGCGGCTTGCTTCCACGACTTCCTCAGATACAGTCTCAGCGACTTCAGCAGCCACTTCAACAATTTCTTCGGTAATTTCTTGACGTTCGTCCATATCAGCCCTTTCGGTCGCTGGTTCAAATTCAAGTGCTTCGTAATCGTTTTCAGCCAACCAAGCCCTAGCCTCGTCAACTGTAAACAAATCCTTATCAAATCTAATCGCTTGTAATTCGGATGTATTGTCAATGATACCAAAGATGGCGTCAATCCCACGACCAAAGGCATCGTTTTCGCGTGCAAAGCGTTCGTACTTGCTGGGGTCGCGTAGGCGTGCTGCGTGTTCGTTCGGATATGGTCTTAAATCCATATTCCGGTCAATCTTTGCAGCCTCTTTGTTTGCCCATGACTGACCAGCATCGCCGCCCCATAGCGCCCACGCGATGCGCCCATTGCTGGGGTATCCATCCTCGCCGGGTCGGAAACCCTCGGCTTCTTTGTCTACCTCATGGCGTGCAAAGTAACTCACCATGCGCTTGACAGTATCGTCAGACAAATTAGCACCACGGGCAATATCACGCGCCCTTGCGATACCGACCTCAGTACCCCCGCGCCCGTACTCACGCCGCCAATCTAAGCCGCGTTGCGCTTCTTCGCGCATTGCCTCATTCGGGGTTGGCATCGCTTAACTCGCTTACAGGTTTGCCCGTCATAGGGTCGATTTTGCCAGCGCCATAGGCACTTTGCCCGCCGCCAAATGGTTGGAACGCTAGGCTAATGCCATACGAATCTGCCATCTGTTTCTCGGCTTCGATTTGGTCGAATGTTTCCTCAACATCGCGCCCATATTGGTTAGCAACGTCTTGCAGACTAAGGATACCGTTTTGCAGACCAACCACGGCGGCTTGCATCTCGCGCTGCGGGTCAACCCATTGGAACCCACGCGCCCGGAAAACGGTAGCCTCGGCAAACTTATCAAACCGTGTTGCCGGGATGTTGATAACGCCACCCTCCATAATCTTCATTAAGAAGCGTTCAAATATCGGCTGCACGAAATGCTGAATTAAAAAGTCTTGCACCACTTTCCATTGGTCGCGGTCTTCTAATGCGCCTTGACGAATTGACGAATAACTTACGCCCTCAAGGTCGCTGGCGAGGCTGGTGTAACTAACCCCCAAGCCTGACGCAATGCCGCGCAGCACGGCTTTTTCAAAGTCGGCAAACGCACTCGTTGGGTGCGTTGGGTCGAACATCTTGAAATCATAGCCAGCGGGTAATTGATGGAACGTGCCGGGTTCGGCGTCCATGATTGGCGTGTATGAGTTTTCGGTATCGT